CGTCATAAGTGATCAATGCGCGGGTGATGCCCTGGCGAATCCACCAGTAGGCGTAGGTCGAGAACTTGTAGCCGCGAGTCGGGTCAAACAGGTCCACGGCGCGGGACAAACCGATGTTGCCTTCTTGGATCAGGTCCATGAACTCAAGCGTCTTGTTCTGGCGCTTGTCGTACTTGCGGGCGATATGCACCACAAGCTGCAGGTTGGAGTGAATAAACCGCTGCCGGGCGCGTTCACCGCTGCGCACCTCGCGCTGTTCATCTTTTGTTAATGGCCTTTCCAGTTGTTGCAGTTCTTTTAGTCTTGCGACGCGTCTGCCAAGTTGTATCTCCTGTTGCGGTGTCAACAACGGATACTTAGCGATACTGTTGAGATAATCCTTGATAGAGTCCGACATGATGAATCCATTGGTTCACACGATAGAAGCACAGTTTCACGGCGCTGCCAATGCCAGCATGTTGCGAGCACTGCATCAGCAGCAAGACTGGAATGCGCTGCTGGAATATGCGCTGCTGCTGGCCGAGCAGGAGGCCAGCCAGCGATCGCAGATCAACTGGCTGGTACGCGAGTCGATGCGCTCATGCAGCGTCGAGCCGTGGCATCTTGCTGCGGCCGAGGAACTGCTTAGAGGCCGCGACTAGCTTGTCGTTGTTGTAGCTGCCGGTCAAGGCGTAGCTGAGCGCTGGCCGCTGGCTCATGCGGAAGAACACCATTTGACCGATCTTGAGCCCTGGGTAGATCGGCAACGGCTGCAGCTGGCGGGCATTCTTCAGCTCGAGTGTTAGCGCGCTGCCATGCCAGCCGGGGTCGGCGTAGCCGGCGTGCAGGTTCTCGTAGCCTTCACGGGCGCGGCTGGACTTGAGAAAGAACAGCCCAGCCACGTCCTCAGGCATGACGAACGTCTCGATGGTCTGCGCCAAGATGAACTGCCCTGGCACCAACTGATAAGGGTGCTGAGCGGTGTAATCCTTGATCGACAGCGGAATCATCTGGTGGGACTCCACCGACTCCAGCATGATCAGATCGCCCAACCGCAGGTCCAAGCTGGCAGGGTTAATCAGTTCCGGCTGATGATGATGCACCATGCCTTGCTGAATCAGGTCGTGGATCTCGGTGTCAGACAGGATCACTGTTACGGATGGCGATAATACGTTTTTTGTCGGACCACTGCAGCAGGCATCGCGGCACTCCTACCTCAGCTGGTTGCTGGGTGTACCAGCGATGCCCGCATGCTTTGCAATGGCGGCGCCTGACAATTGTGCCATTGTCAAGCTGATTTGTCATGACAACGTAAGTTTGTTGTGATGAGCAATCAGGGCATGAGATTTGAATCGCGGGCATCTTCTAGGTCTTGTGCCATGACTGCTGCGCTACGCAGCATGGTGCTGAGTTTGATCGGCCGCATGTTTTTCCAGCAGGCGTACCTGATGGCATGACGGAAGCCCATACTAATGTTGCCGTCGCCTAGCTTGCGGGCAGCTTCAATCTCCTCACGGCTCATGCGGATGTTGACCGTAAGGTTGCGGCCTTTATCGCTAGGCTTACGATCATTTAACCGATCAGCCATTGCATGTACCAATTGGCTTTGCGCAATGACTCTGTGCCCTGTTTGTGTTTTTCACGCCAGACATATTTGAGCACATTGCCTTTGCAGTAACCCCGGAACTCCTCCGGGGTTAGTGCTGCTTGGATCGCTTCGATGCACTCAATGCCGCCTTGCGTGTAGTGCGCTGGGTGATTAACTGGGTCGCTCATCCTGCACCAGCTCCATCAGCTTGAGGATGTGTTCAGCGAAGGCGACGTGGGTCATGATGGCATGGGTGCGTGGTGGCATCCCATAGCTATCACGCCACCACTCCTCAAACGCTGCTTGGATTGATGTGTTGTTCATAAAGCCCCGTGTAAAGTGCGTGCATTGGGTGGTCCGGGTTATCCCGACCATCCTCGTGGTATAAGCGCTCAAGTAGCTCTTGGCGCTCGTTGTCCTTTTTGATGTCGCTCATCAAAATGCAGCCTCCGACTCGGTTGCCTTAGCGCGTGGCAGATACTCAAACCGCTGCACGTTCAGCACATGCTTACTGCGCTTGGCACCTGACTCCTTATCAGTCCAGTCTTGGCGGCGAATGGCACCTGTCACCATGATGCTGTCGCCCTTTTTGCAGTTGTCGGCAATCATCTCGCCGCCTTTGCCCCAGACCTCTACATCAATGGCGTTATTGATGTAATTGCCATCTTTGTCCTTGCCCTCGCTGATGCCGCCACCGAAGTTACAAACACAAGTGCCAGAATCAAAAAACTTAATCTGCGGTTCGCTAATAATACGAACGACGCCGGAAGCATAGAGGCTCATGGGTTGATGGGGGTAATGGAGTTGGATTCTTCAAAGGCCAGCACATCCGCTATGGGATACCTGACCCGCGACTCACCAAGTGGCAAGCCGAACCGGGGGACCGTGTAATAGGACGGTCCCTGGTTACGCAGCCGCTGGGATTTGATGGTGCTTGGCTTCAAGCCCCAGCGTGCTGCTAGTTGTTCAGTCGTCAGATACAAGGTCAGCCTCCTTCTCAAGCATCTGCTGCAGCAGCTTGTCGTGCTGCTCTTGCGTCAGGTCGCCATCTTCCAGCCGCTTTGCCATGCGCGGTTGGAGGTCCTCAAGGTCCTGCAGGCTCTTGGCTTTGGCGATGGCGGCAGCACCAGCGGTAAAGGTCTTGCTGGTGTCCTTGGCCTTGACGGCAGGCAGTGCAGGCGCAGCCTCAGTGGTGACCGTTACAGGCTCCGCCGCTTGGTCCATCTCGTCGGTGGTATAGACACCAGACATGTCCGCAGGGAACGCTTTACGCAGCGCAAGTGCCTCAGAGCATTTGGCGATCATCGCGGCGGGCATCTTGGACCACAGTCCTTGGCCGCCGTTGTAGTCCGCAAAGCGGGCAACACCAACGAACGGATGCTGGCTGCCTTTGCGCCAGATGGTGGTCTTAGCTGCAGCAGGCGGCTTGGCTGCAAGCCACACATCACGCCAGTCGCCCTCCTCGCCGCACCATTCGGTCTGGCTGCCGTCAAGCTGTCCGGTGCGCTCGGCAATGGCACGCAGGCCATCAATGCCGGCCTGGATGGTCATCTTGCCGCCACGCTTGATGGCGTAGATCTGCTTGCTAAACGGATCTAGCCCCGTGCGCTGGCAGGCATAGGCAAACAGCCGCAATTCGTCATTGGTGCAGCCGGGTGCAATGGTGCTGCTAATCAGTTGGACCTGATCAGGGGTCCATGTGGTAATTGCTGTTGACATCAGAAGGTTTGGGTTTCGATGGGATTTGTCGCCCACTTAGGCAGGCTGATGGTCTGGATGATCGTGTCCCCGTAACCCGGCCACACATTGGCGGCATGGCATCCGGCGATCACGTCCATGCCATTGTCGCGCATGGTCCGCCCTAATGCAAGGGCTTCAGCGTCCAGCTCGTACACCGCGACGGCGTGCGGGTAGGTCTTCTCGACTGCGACGAACACAAACCGATCAGCGCCATGCAGGCCAGCGAGATAATGCGCTGCTTGGATGTGGTAGCCGAAGGTGGCCACGCTACGGGCGAACGCCTGCGGGCTGGCATCGGTGGTGGTTTTGATGTCCACTACGGTGCTGCCCTGATACCAGTCCGGGCGGCACTTGCAACGCATGCCGGTGGCTAGGTCATCCCACCAGAAGGACTGCTCGGCTTTGCCCTCTTTGAGCAGTGCATACGCTGCAGGGTGCGCCTGCACTGCAGCACTCATGCCCATGGCCAGTGCCATGTCGCTGGCGGTGACCGCTTCCATGCCCTGGGCGGCCATCCGCTCGGCTTGCTCCTTGCCGGCCTTGGTGTTGCGTGGTGCGCAAATGCCGTAACGCTGCAGCAGCTCCTCTGGTTCAAGGATGGCGCAATGGGCAAGGCTGCCAAGCTTCATCGCAGCGGTCGGCTCAACCGGCTTGCGGTTGGGGTCAACGTACCGGCCCCAGTAGTGGTAAGGCGACTGCATTACCGCCTTCAGGTGACTGGCGCTGACGGCTGGGTCAGCGTGGTACTGCTCATTGGTGATCGTCATTTCTGCCTCAGTTGTTTGTGGATCAGGGTCTGGGGTCCGAAGCAATGCAGCAATTGCGGAAACGCCTGGAACAGTGCCTGGCGGTTGTTCGAGTCAGCAACCAGCCCTGCATCGGCAAGGCGTGAGATGAACCCGCCGCCGTGCTGCTTGGCGGTCTGGAAGGTCCAGAAGTCGTCTGAAGTCATGGGTAGGATGGCTTTGGTAGGGATGACGGGGGTGTGGCGCCCCCGTCGTTTTCTATGCCAGTGCTAAACGGACGCGGTAACGGCTGATGTGCATGTGTTCCGCAATGCGGCGCTGCGACCAGCCATAGCCCCGCAGTCGCTTGGCACGTTGCTCGGTTGACTCCGTTGCCCATAGCAGCACCAGCAACGGCAGCAGCAACAGGACAAGGATCAGGGTCAGTGTGGTTGTCATGGGTGGGATCTGTGGTGCAGGCGGGTTGCCTGCGTGGTCACACCATACCACCCTGGTTATCCATGGTCAACCGTTGGGCGTCCTCAACGCTGCGTGCCACACCAGCGATGCCGCCAGCAGCCTGCACCGCATTCAGCCACTGCTGCTGCTCTGGCCGCAGCCTGCCAGTAGGGGTCTTGACTTCGATGGACGTGAACACGGCGAGGCGGCGGCCGACCATGTCAGGGGTGACCGTGATGGTGCGCCAGCCGATCAGGTCAGCACTGCCTTTGCATAGGCCAAACTGCACCGGGCGGCCGTTCTGGTCGCGCAGGGTGCCGGTGTTATTGCGGAACACCTTGATGTCGCCGTGGCTGATGGCTAGCCGAATCTCCTGCTGGATGCGCTGCTCGCTCACTCATAGCCCATGCCGCTTGGCCAACCTAGCCTGGTAGACACGCTCTGCCCAGCCGCGTTTATAGCCGCGTTGCTGCGCCAGCTTGCGGAGGTCATCCAAGGACTGCGCACTGCCTTGCTCGCGTTTGCGCTCGCGTGTGGTCAGCTCCTGCAGCTCGCCATCAACCACCTTCAGTTCCCTGGTCTCCTGTGGCGCGAACACATGGCCGCAGTCTTGGCAGACCTGCGCAGCGCTCATGCTGGTGCTGAAGCACACCGGGCACACCTTGACGCTGGGTGGGCGGTCGCTATCCCGCTTGCGCATGCCGTCCAGCGTCCAGTCGCGGTCCTCTAGGTGATGCCCTAGCCGCAGCGTGTTGCCCACATGGTCCAGCACGACGGCGGTCTTGCCATGGCTAGGTCTCAGGCAGCGGCCGATCATCTGCAGGTGCAGGCTGACGCTCTGCGTTGGCCTGAGCAGGATGCACCCGCCGACGCTTGGCACGTCCACGCCCTCGCCAATAAGTGAGCACGATGTAAGTACCTTGATTCGACCTGTTCCGAGTGCTGTTAACAGGTCCCTGCGTTGGTCAGTGGTCATAGTGCCGTCAATGCTGGCGGCTGGGATGCCTTGCGACATGAACAGGGCAGCCACCGCCTCGGCATGCGCCACGCTGCAGCAGAACGCAATGGCCGTCTGGCCTGTTAGATGCTTGCGGTAATGACTGCAACAGTCACCCATGATGGTGCCGACACGCTGCTCGGCCTCCTTGGTGTCAAAGTCACCCATGCGCTTGCGCAGCCCGGTGGTATTGAACCCCGGCGGCGCCAGCACACGGGCACTGGCGAGGTAGCCGTTATTAGTCAGCCAAGCAGCGCTGGGTCCCTGCACCATGACCTCATAGTGGTCGCCAAGCCCACGGCCGTCGCCACGGCATGGCGTTGCAGTCACACCTAAGACATGCGCCTGCTGGAAGTGCTGCAGCACCGTGGACCACTGGCCAGCATTGGTGTGGTGTGCCTCGTCCACCACCAAGAGCTGAAAGAACCCAGCCGGCAGCTTATGCAGCCTGCGGGCAAGGGTCTGGACTGAGGCAACCTGCACCGCATGGCTCAGATCCATGCTGCGGCCTGCTGCAATGCGGCCATGCGTCACGCCCATAACCGTGAGGCTGCGGCCGGCTTGGTCCAGCAGCTCAGCCCTATGCACCAGGATGCAGACGCGGTTGCCCTTTTTGGCGGCCGATTGGGCAATGTAGCTGAAAATGCAAGTCTTGCCGCCACCAGTGCTAAGGACGCCAAGAACAGACTTTTTGCCGAGTTGGTATTGGAGGCGGATTTCATCCACCATCTTTTGCTGGTAGGGACGCAAGCTAAGCATTTGATTTGCTCCATTTGCGCACGGGAGTTGCGGCAATGCGCTCCATTGACCAGCCAGCACGTCTGCGGCCATAGAAACGCTGAACGCTGATACCAAACTCTTGCGCCCATTCCTTCGGATACATAGATCTGCCTTGCCATTCAATCGGCGTTGCGTCTGGCGCAAGATGCTCGCGTAAATGGTGATCTTGAGTCATCACCTGCAGATTTGATGGATGGTTGTTTTGCTTGTCACCATCTATGTGATGCACAATTTCGCCGGGTAGCAAAGATCTGCCAAGCATCTGTTCAGCTATCACACGATGCTCATGACGTCCGTGCCGCTTACGGTAGGTGCTTGGCTTTACGGAATCAAAGCGAGCAAGCTGAGCGGCGCGGTTGCTTGCGCGCCTTTGCTGTTCTGGCGTAACATAGTGCGGATCGCCATAACGGCGCACGCGCTGAGCGTGCATTGCGCACATGCCGTGCGAGTCAACAGGCTTGTCGCAGCCTTCGATCTTGCAAGTGCTTGGCATTGGCCAACAAGAGCGGGTAACAGAATCATACAATTTGCCACCACCGGTCGGTAGCACTGCCAGCACTGTGCGTTTGCCGAGTTGGTATTGCAGCCGGATGTCAGTGATGAGCTGCTGTTGGTAGGGGCGGAGGTTCATTGCCATTGGTCGCTCTTGCCAGCGTTGCAGTCACGGCATAGCACCTGCAAGTTGTCAGGCTCATTGGTGCCCCCTTTGGATACTGGATGGATGTGGTCTATCTCAAGCGTGGCGCCATCTTTTGCTGTTGCGCCGCACATCTGGCAACGGTAATCGTCGCGTTTAAGGATGTCAAAACGCAGGCTAGGCTTGATTGGTTGGCGCTTGGGTTGTATCCATTCTGGAATTTCCACTTGATTCTCTTTGCACCATGCAATAATATGGGCATTATGAATACCAGGTAAAATTTCACATTTCCATTCGCTCCATAAAGGGTTGCCACAATGATCCATAAATGACAATCGACCTTCAAATGGGCAGCATTGGCATTCAGCATAAAAAGCTACGGTGTTATCACAATCTTGCATATCAGTCCATCTAGCAGTTTTATGCCTGCTTAAACTTTCTTCGCCGCAATTTGGGCAAATCAAATAACTGGTAACGGGATCAATTTTTGGTATAGAGCGATGGCCAAAGTCTTTGCGCCAATGGCTAGAACTGCAAAGCATTGGAGTGTGCATCAAGTACCTTGACACCCTAGCACGACCCGCTAGACTGCGCAAGTATCCGCTAGGAACCGTGGCCTTATCCCATCCGTTGGCAGTCCAACTCACACCAGAGCAGATGGCATGGCTCGATGCCCGCCGTGTCGCCGGCCTGTCCCGTAGCGCCGTGCTCAGGCTTGTCGTTGAGCAGGCCATGCGCCTTGACAAGCAAGGCCTCCTGCCCGCCACTGGACGCCGCGAGTCATGAGTAGTGACCTGTTGGCGCAGCTCATGAAGCTGCCACGTAACTGGTCTTATGTGCCAGTTGATGGCGAAAAACGGCCATACATCAAAGATTGGCAAGATGGCCACATCACTCGCGCCCAGCTTGGTAATGAGCTGAAATGTGGCCGCGCCAAGGCAATTGGCGTCTGTTGCGGCACCCTTAGTGGTGGCTTGCTGTTCGTTGACCATGACGGCAAGTCCGCGTCGCGGTTGTTTGACGACTGGGGCATCCCGGTCAGCTCGTTGCCGCAGTCTTGGACCGTAACCAGTGGCCGCGACGGGCGGTTTCAGATCATCTACCAAGTGCCTCAGCAGTACTGGGCAGACATCCGCACCCGCAAATACAAGACCGGGGTTACCGATGCCGAAGGCAAGCCTGAGCAGGTAGAACTGCGCTGGGATGGCTGCCAGTCCGTCGTTGCCGGTGCCCACCCGCTGACCAGTGGCTATAGCTGGGTGCCAGGCCGGTCGCCAAGCGATGTGGACATTGCTGAGGCACCGGCGGACCTGATAGCACGCATGTTGCGCCAACCGATTCAGCCGCCGTTGCCGTTGGTGACTGCTGCCGGCAGTGACGACACAGCGCGAGCGCGGTCATATCTCGAAGCGCTGCAACCCAGCCGCGCTGATGACTATGACCAGTGGCTTGAAGTGGGCATGGCGCTACACAGCGTTGATGATGCCTTACTGGCTGACTGGATCAATTGGTCAGCGCAGTCATCCAAGTTCAAGCCTGGTGACTGCGAACACAAGTGGCGCGGGTTCAAGTCCGGCGGTGGCATCACCCTCGGCACACTTGGCCAACTGGCCAAGCAAGACGGCTGGCGTGGGCGGCAGCAACTGGAGCCTGTCCGGCGTGAGCGGCCTTCAAGTAAGCAGCCGCCGTCAGCGGTGAACCCGCAACTGCAGCCCATGAATGCTGCAGAGCTGCTAAACCTGCTGCGGCACGGTGACAGCAGCTACCGCTACAACACCTTCACCCAGCGCATTGAGGTAGACGGCGCTCCCATTGAAGGCGCCGAACGGTTTTACCTCACCTTGGCCGAGATGGGTTACAAGGTCTCCAAAGAGGTAGCACTGGACTGCATTGTGCAGGTGGCCAATGAGTCCCCGTATGACCCTGTTGTCGAGTACCTCGACCGCGTTGCCGCCACGGTTGCACCCGCCTATATCGAAGCCCTGGCTACCGGCTACCTGCGGCCTGATGACACACCTGGCACGATCTATGACGAAATGCTCAAGCGCACCCTGATTGGCGCTGTTGCCCGTGCGTATCACCCTGGCTGCAAACACGACACAGCATGCGTGATCATGGGTGACCAGGGCGCATACAAGTCATCGTTTTGGGCGTGCCTTGGTCATGACTTTTTTAGCGATGCCTTGGGTGACATCAGCAGCAAAGATGACCTGATGGTATTGCACAGGTCATGGATTATGGAGTGGGCAGAGCTTGACCATGTGACTAATCGGAAGCACGCAGGCCAAGTCAAAGCGTTCCTATCGCAGGCGGTCGATATGTTCCGCGTGCCGTATGGCAAGGCAACCGAGGCATTCCCAAGGCGCGGAATCATTGTCGGCACAACCAACCGCACGACCGGCTTTTTGGTCGACGAAACTGGCAACCGCAGGTTCTGGGTGATACCCACCACCAAGACGCAGGCAGACCAGATTGATACCGCCGCGCTATTGCTGGAGCGCGACGCAATATGGTCTGCTGCTGTTGCTGCATACCGCGCTGGCGAGACAAGCAGGCTGCCAATGCAATATGAAGTGAAACTATCCGAGGAGAATGAATCCTATGTGGTTGATAACCCTTGGCAGGCTGAAATTGAGGACTGGTTGCGTAGGCATGGCGAGATTGATCTAACCACTGAGAAGTTGCTTACCGAGGCCATCAAAAAGCCTGTCGAGCGCCAGACCAAGGCGGACCAGATGCAGGTTGCGGATGTGCTGAAGCGGCTCGGGTACAAGCGGTACCGCAGCGGCAAAGGGTCAAGCAGGGCATACGTCTACCGGAAGTAGTACCCCACCTAGGTGGGACGGGTACCCCACCTCGAAATCGCCCAGATGCCTTGCGCCGCAGGCGATGTCGGGCAGGTGCCCCACCTGTCCAGCGTCCCACCTCGGTCTCAAACTTCCCTACGTTTCCTTCGTGTCCCTCTATTCCTTTATTTGTTTTGATATAGGTGGGGTTAGGTAGGGTACGTGGGGAACAGCCGCTCTGTGACTGGGTTTTGGCGGTACCCCACCTCGTCCCACCTTGCCTTTAGGTGGGGAGCTGCCTTACGGTGACTGGATGAAAGAAGTCAAAGTCCGTTTTGAGCCTGCAGACCTGGTGGCGCTGGACCAGCAGGCGGCCATGGCAGGTGTCAGCCGCAGCGAGTTGATCCGCAGCAGAGCGCTGGTGTCGAATTGCGACGGCGGCCTTACCGTTGCGCGGTATCACCGACTAGTGTCCGACGCGCTTGCCAATGTGCGCGGGGACATCCCACGGCGCATGGTTGAGCAACTTGTTGCTTATGTCATTACATGGATCGCATCAACATCGCAGCCAAGCAGCAACCCGTGATCAACCGGCTCCATGACGCCATGGAGCAAGCGCTTGCATACGCCGCTGCTATCCGCGACAATGCCCAAGATGATCAGCAGCCCATCCCGGCTGAACTGGTTGCATCATTCGCCGCTGACTACGAGCGGATTGTTTCCATCCTTACCGACGCCGCCACATGAAACTCATCACCACGCAGGCTGATCTCAGCCATGCACTGCGCACCATCGCCCCAGCTATTGGCACCGGCAACAGTCACCCGATCCTGAGCTGCTGCTTGATCGCTGCTGATGGCGCAACCATGACCGTCACCGGCTTCAACCTGGACCTTGGCATCACGGTGTCCGTACCAGCGGCCGTAGACACACCAGGCACCGTGGCGCTGCCGTATCGGCTGCTGGCAGGTTTGGTTAGCCGTATGGACGACGGCGAGCCTGTGACGCTCTCAGACGGTGCTGTGAGCGCCTCCAGCGGCTCTTACGGGCTTGCGGTGCAGGATGCAGCCGATTACCCGGCCATGCCCGTTGTGGAGGCTCCTAGCGCTGAGCTGGACCTGACCGCTGGTGTGCGTGCCTGCATGGCTGCCGTCAGCACCGACAGCAGCAAGCAGATTCTCCAAGGCATCCACATGGCAGCCGGCTTCATGGAGGCCACCGACGGACACAGGCTCATGCGTGTCCCCGTAGCGCTGCCGGATGGCATCGACCTGGTCCTACCCGCCAGCACGATGAAGCTGCTGCAGGATCGAGTCGTCGGCATTGCTGCCGCAACCGGTCAGGCGGTAATCGACGCCGGTGACGGCATCACCATCTACAGCCGCATCCTTGACGGCAAGTACCCCGACGTGGCAGCGCTGGTGCCGACCAGCTTTGAGCACGCCATGACCATTGACCGGCACCGCTTTGCTAGATGCCTAGAGCGTGTCGCGTTGATCGCAGAGGCGCACAACTCCGTGGTTAAGCTCACCGCCGCTGCTGGTGCGCTGGCCATCACTGCCGAAGCTGATGCCAACAACGGCAAGGAGCTGATCACCTACGACGGCACAGCCGCTGGCGCCTGGGCGTTCAATGTGCATTACCTGCTTGATGGTCTTAAGGCCATGCGCGGTCACGAAACCGTGCTGCTATCCGCTAATGCAGCCACGACCCCTGTAACATTGCAGCCAGCAGACAAAACTGGTATGACCTACCTGGTTATGCCGGTGCAAATCAGAGAATGACATCCATCAAGGATCTCAAGTCCGATCACAAAAACGCCCGCAAGCGTACAGACCGCTCGGCAAAGCTCATTGCTGAGTCGCTGCAGCGTTTTGGTGCCGCACGCAGCATTGTCATCGACGAAGAAAACCGCATCCTTGCTGGCAACGGCACCATCGAAGGTGCCAAGGCGGCAGGCATCAAGAATGTCCGGGTCATCGAAACCGATGGCACCGAGATCATTGCCGTCAAGCGCACCGGCTTAACCGAAGACGAGAAGATTGGCCTTGCCTTGGCCGATAACCGCACCAGTGACCTGTCCGACTGGGACAAGGACATGCTGCAGCAGCTCAGCGAAGAACACGACATTGCTCCATGGTTTGACGCTGACGACCTAGCCGAGATCCTTGGCACTGTCGAGCAGTTGCCAACTGAAGGCTTGACTGATGCTGACGACGTGCCAGAGGCGCCTACTGAGCCAATCACCAAGCCCGGCGACCTTTGGATCCTTGGCAATCACCGCTTGCTTTGCGGTGACAGCACTGATGTGCTTGCCGTTGAGCGGTTGATGGATGGGCAGAAGGCCGATATGGTTTTTACAGATCCACCTTATGGAATGTTTTTAAATACCGACTATGACGCCATGTTTGCGGCCGACAAAGCTCATCGCAAAACAGGCAAGCGCTTTGACGAAGTAGCAGGAGACCACGAGGATTTTGCACCTGAACTGATCAACACAATTTTTACCGCCTTCCCAAGCGCAAAAGAGGTCTTTGTTTGGGGCGCTGACTATTTCAGCGAGCTAATCCCTGATCGCAAGGATGGCTCGTGGATTGTTTGGGACAAGCGCACTAACGAAAACATGGACAGAGTGTCAGGCAATACGTTTGAGTTGTGCTGGTCAAAGCAAAAGCACAAGCGATTGATTGCCCGCATCATGTGGTCAGGCCATCATGGAATGCAAAAGGACGACACAAAGACAAGGGTTCACCCAACGCAAAAGCCTGTGGAACTGGTCACATGGTTCTTCAATAACTGGGGCAAGGAAACCATCACCGTTGCCGACCTATTTGGCGGCTCAGGCTCTACCCTCATCGCCTGCGAAAAGACCTCCCGCCACTGCCGCATGATGGAACTCGATCCCGCTTACTGCGACGTGATCGTTCAACGTTGGCAGGCATTCACCGGCAAGCTGGCTACCCTTGAGGAAAATAAGGAGGTGTTCTAATGGGCGCCCCTCGCGGTCCAAAACAAGAAACCCTAGAGCGCGCTGAACGCTTTGCGCGCATCATCGCTAGCGGTGGGCGGCGTTCAGATTGCATCCGCTATGCACGGGAAAACTGGGGGGTTAAGGATGATGCCTGTGACCTTTACCTGCGTATTGCACGCGACAAGCTAAAAGCCGACTGGGACATCGAGCGACCCCAAATGGTGGCTGACCTGCTTAGCCAGTGCAGCACGCTGCAGATGGAGGCCAGGCGGGCTGGTCAGTACCACATCGCCCTTGGCGCGATCAATACCGCAGCCAAGCTCGCGCAGCTCTGCTCGTGAGCATCCTTGCCATTGCCCGTGAAGGGCATGTGCTGCAGCAGCTCAACCACGGCGGCGAGTTGACGGATGTAGATGCCTTGCTTGCCCGCATTCGTGCAGACCTGCACCCTGGGCAGCTTGCGTTTGTGGATGACACCGCTACGCAGATCCTTGGCATCAGCGCTGGCTATGGCGCTGGCAAGACCAGGGCATTGTGCGCTAAAGCTGTGATGCTGGCGGCGGTCAATCAGGGCTTTATTGGCTGCGTGATGGAGCCAACGGGACCGCTGATCCGCGACATCTGGCAAACGGACTTCGAGGCATTCCTAGAGGCGTATGACATCCCGTACACCTTTAGGGCTAGCCCACTGCCGGAATACATGTTGCACTTGCCAGGTGGCGACACCAAGATCCTGTGCCGCAGCTTTGAGAACTGGTCGCGCATCATTGGCCTAAACCTTGCTTGGGTTTTGGCTGACGAAATCGATACCGTGACGCCCAGCATTGCCAATAAGGCATTCCCAAAGATCCTCGGCCGTTTGCGGTCTGGCAATGTTCGGCAGTTTGGCGCAGCATCGACGCCAGAGGGGTTCCGGTGGATGTGGAACACATTCGGCAGCGATGAGGCCAAGCAACGGCCAGACCGGCAGCTCATCAAGATGCGCACGGTGGACAATCCACACCTGCCGCCGGACTTCATCGAGCGGCTGGAAGCCAACTACGACCCAAGCCTGCTGCGGGCGTACTTGGATGGCGAGTTTGTCAACCTGACAACCGGACAGGTGTATGACCGCTTCGACCGGGTGAAGCATGTCACCACCACAGTGCCGGACATTACCCGCGAACCGGTGCGCGTTGGCATCGACTTCAACGTGGGCAACATGTCTGCCGTGATCGCTGTCCGGTTGAACAACGGCATGCTGGTGATTGACGAGATCGCAGGTGCGCATGACACCGACGCTTTGGCGCAAGAGATCCGTCGCCGGCATCCGCAGCAGCAGATCTACATCTACCCCGACGCCAGCGGTGGCAGCCGCAGCACCAACGCCAGCCAGACCGACATCCAGATCTTGGAGTCCTACGGCATGTCCAACCAGTCACCACGCAGCAATCCGCCAGTGCGTGATCGGGTAGCAGCCGTGCAGGCGCTGCTGGAGAACGGCAAAGGGCAGGTGCGACTGCAGGTAGCGCAGGGCTGCCGTCGCGTGATCGAGTGCCTAGAGCTGCAGTGCTACAACGACAAGGGCGAGCCAGACAAGGACGCCGGCTTTGACCACATGAACGACGCGCTCGGCTACCTGGTGTGGCGCGAGTTCAACCCGCTGCATGCTGGCGCTGGCCGGAGCACTGGGATCAGGCTTTATTGAGGTTTGCAACAAAGGCGCACCACGGCGGCAGACGGTGGTATCTTTTGCTCACGGCCAGCCGGCCGCCCACTTACCATCCCAACCATGGTCACCAACCCTTGGCTCAATCGTTTCGCAGCCCTTGCACTCCTGTTCATGATGTACGGCGTCGGCGTCAGCGTCGGCCGTGATCAAGCAGTGCAGGCACATCACAACCACCCGGCCTGCCATCAGGGACTGAAGCCGTAAACTGACACCATTGTCAGCAGCTAGCGGTCGTGTATAGCGGGTACAACTTCTACGACCGGCCGCTAGCGCAGCGCACCGTTTCCAAGGTCAACGACCCCAACACGAGCTGGTACGCACAGGAGCCGCATTGGATCCTGATTGAGGATCTGCTGCAGGGCACCTATGGCATGCGCAAGAAGCATCGCCGTTACCTGCCGCAAGAGCCACGCGAGCTAGACGAGTCCTACGACAACCGCCTAGCCCGTAGCGTTTGCCCGCCGTATTACATCCGACTAGAGCGCATGCTGGCCGGCATGTTGACCCGTAAACCTGTCCGGCTGGATGACACCGCCGACATCATCCGCGAGCAACTGTTCGATGTAGACCTGCAAGGCAATGACCTCAATGTCTGGACCTATGAAGCAGCGCGCAAGATGGTCCGTTATGGCCACATTGGTACATTGGTGGATGCACCAGCTAATGGGGGTCGACCCTATTGGGTGACATACACGCCTCGGCAAATCCTTGGCTGGCGCACCGAGACACAAGAAGGCCGGCAGGTGCTGACACAGCTCCGGTTGGCGGAAGTGGTCACCGTCCCTGATGGTGAGTTTGGCGAGAAGTCCGTCGAGCAGGTGCGCGTACTGACGCCTGGTGAGTACCGCATCCATCGCAAGCAGGACAGCGGCGAGTTCACCGTCGTCGATGAAGGCCGCACCAGCCTTAGCGAGATCCCGTTCAGCATTGCCTACGCGCAGCGCCATGGCTTTATGGAGTCGCGCCCGCCGCTTGAGGACATCGCAGAGCTGAACCTCAAGACCTACCAAGTGCAGTCGGACCTCGACAATCAACTGCACATCTCAGCCGTGCCGATGCTGGCGTTTTACGGGTTCCCGTCAGCAGCCGAAGAGGTATCAGCCGGACCTGGCGAGGCGATCGCGTTCCCGGCCGAAGGCCGCGCCGAGTACATCGAACCAGCAGGCCGCAGCTTTGAGGCGCAGTTTCGCCGGCTTGAGCAGCTTGCGTTGCAGATCAACGAACTAGGGCTGTCGGCAGTGCTAGGTCAGAAGCTGAGCGCTGAAACCGCCGAAGCCAAGCGGATTGACCGCAGCCAAGGCGACAGCACCATGATGGTGATCGCGCAAAATATGCAGGACATGATCGACAACTGCCTGCAGTTTCATGCGCAGTACCTCGGCAATGCCACCGCTGCCGGTAGCAGCTACGTCAACCGTGATTTCCTCGGCGCACGCCTTGAGCCGCAGGACATTACCGCCTTGTTGTCGCTGTACACCGCTGGCACCATCAGCCAAGAGACCCTGCTGCGTGAGCTGGCCGAAGGCGATGTGCTGGGCGATAACTTTGATGTAGACGAGGAGCTGGAGGCCACATCCAATGCGGGGCTTGATCTACCGTCTGCTGGACAAGCTGACAGACTGGCTAGTGGACCTGATGATATGGATGGAGCCGAAGAAGCCCAGGAAGCAGGAACTTGACTACACCGTTTGCGACCTGCCTGATGAGGTGCTAGCTGTCATCCGGCTGACATGGTACAAAGACGGCAAAGCCGATGAAGTGGATGAGCTGCGCATCATGGAAGACGGCCAGAACGGTTACGACGCCTTTGCTGCAGCAGTGCAGGGTGCATTAACCCGTGGCGCCAATGTAAGCATTAGGTCGCAATATCGCCCTGAGCAACTTGGTGTCATCTAATGAGCACACCAGAAGCGCTATACCGCAACGCCATTGACCTAAATAGGTTCAGCAATAGCGTTGCGCGGCGCATCATTAATGCATACAACGACATCATTATTGATGCAGTTAATCAACTGCGGACGATTGATGAGCTGGCAGCGCCGGTCAAAGCTGCCAGGCTGCGGGCGATCTTGGCGCAGCTAAAGGACAGCCTCGGCACTTGGGCAGGTGATGCAACTGAGATCACCACCACCGAGCTGCAAGGCATCGCGCAATTGCAGTCTGAGTTTGTAACCGATCAACTGCGGCGTGCATTACCTGCTGGCGCTCGTGATGCAGTGCGCACCGTTGAAATCAGTCCGCAGTTTGCGCAAAGCGTGGTCACGACCGACCCGACGCAGATCAACGTCGTAGCACTGAGCGATGACCTGTTCGCAGCAGTGCAGGGCGCGCCGGCTACGTTCAACCTGACCGCTGCGCAGGGTGCCACGATCACACTGCCCAATGGCGAGGTGGTCACCAAGGCGTTCAGGGGCATCGCCGTCGATCAGGCTGAACGGTTCTCGCAGGTTGTGCGGCAGGGGCTGCTGACCGGAGAGCCGACGCCTGCTATTGCTAAGCGGTTAATCGGCAGCCTGCAGTTTGGCGAGGAAGCCAAGACCGTCAAGCAGCTCATCGCTGCAGGCGGGCAGGCAACAGCCGTAGCCGACAACCAGGTCATTGCCTTGGTGCGCACCAGCATCAACCAGGTAGCTAACACCGCCAGCCAGCAGGTCTATGAGGCAAACCAAGACATCACACCGCGCTACAGGTACGTCGCCACGCTTGACACCCGCACCAGCGCGATCTGCCGGGCACTCGATGGCCGTGAGTTTGAGTATGGCAAAGGACCGATGCCGCCGCAGCATTTCAACTGCCGCAGCACCACCGTGCCGGTCATTGACTACAAAGCCCTAGGGTTCACGCCACCGCCAGCAGGCACCCGCGCTAGCGCCGATGGGCAGGTGCCGGTCAACGAGTCCTACGGCCAGTGGCTAGCCCAGCAGCCGCTGCCGGTCAAGGCAAAGGCACTTGGCGCTAACAAGGTTGCCTATTTTGACAAGCTGTCGGCCAAGTACGGACCCAAGAACGCCATCGCCAAGCTGGTCCGCGACGATGGGTCAGAGCTAACGCTAGAACAACTCCGCGCCAGATATGGAGCCGTAAACTAAAGTATCTACAGCGACACCGCCATGGCACGCTCCTATAAACGTGACTCCAACGGCCGCTTTGCCGGCAGTGGCGGCGGCAAGGTAGGGAAAAGCGCCAAGAACATGGGCGCTCGTGCTAAGTACAAAAAGGCAGCCGGTGAAGCTCGTGAAGCAGCCCGGACCATGTCTGCCGCCACAAAGCGTGGCACTGTTGACAAGCTGACAAAAGCTGAGTCGAAGCGCACCAAGTCAAACCTGACCCGTGTGACAAATCAACTCACCGGCAAGAAAGGCAAGAAAGCCAAGAAGGCTGCATCAACATCCAAGAAAGTTGAAACCGCACGCGCTGCTGGCCGTAAAAAAGGCGCCGCTATGGCATCCAAAGCTAAAGCCCGCAACGCTGCCTTGGACCGCAGAGCAAAGGCACTTGGTGGTTGATCTATTCAGTAAATTCGTCCCAGCTTCCAAGGTCTTCCATCACGGCTTGCCAGAAGTCAGAAATCAGTACAAGGTCGCCGTCTTCATCTAAGGCGGCGATTTTTAATGGCGATGTATGCAAATTGCCATTTACGACAAAAATACGAGCGTTGTTGCCGTCTTCGTCAGACTCTGGGATGCGGCCAATGATTTTGCGCAGGTCGCGCACCGTGATGCCGTCCTGCTCGTCCAAAATGATGCGCATAGAATTGGGTCATGTCGCTGCATCCTAATGGCGAAGAAAAAGGACAAGGTCGCTAAGGTGATGGGCGAGTACAAGCGCGGCACGCTGCAAAGCGGCAAGCCCGGACCTGGTAAAGGACCAAAGGTCAAGAGCCGCAAGCAGGCCATCGCTATTGCATTGTCCGAAGCCGGCAAAGCCCGTAAAGGCGGCAAAAAGAAATGAAACGCGGCGACCGGGTTAGCTGGAACTACCAAGGCACCCGTACCTTTGGCGTGATCACCAGCATTGGCGGTGAACGGGCGA